CGGAAATTATACGCTTATGCCAGACCAAATAGCACTACTTGCAGCGATCGATGCCTACGCGGGCCAGTCCTTAGGGGCGGGCGCCAGTGACAGCGGTGAACTCTCACGGCAACGCTCGCTGGCCTTGGATGCGTATGGCGGCAAGATGCTCGACGTACCCCCGGAAGGCCGCTCCCAGGTCAGTGACCGCAGCGTCTTTGAGACCGTGCAGTGGATCATGCCCTCACTGATGCGAATCTTCGCGGGCGGCGATAACGTGGTCGAGTTCGACCCGATGGGACCAAAGGACGAGGAGGTGGCCGAGCAGGAGTCGGACTTCCTGAACTACATGGTGACCCAGAAGAATGACTGGGAGCTCACGGTACGGGAATGGTGCCAGGACGCGCTGATTACGAAGAACGCTTACTGCCTGGTGGACATGGAAGAGCGCAAGATACCGGAGGTCGAGCGGTACGAGCGGCAGTCCGAGGAGCAGCTGACGATGTTGCTGGAGGACGATCTGGAGATTGTCGGCCAGAAGCAGTACGACGATGAGAACGATGACGGGATGCTGATTGATCCTGCCAGTGGTGAGCCGATCAACCCGGACGACCAGGCGACTATCGTTGGTGCGATGGCACTCTATACCAGCCAGGGCGTGGAACCGCAGATCCAGCGCAAGCAGCTGTATGACGTAGAGGTACGCCGGGTCGAGGCGAAGAAGACACTGCGCTTTGACGTGCTACCGCCCGAGCGATGCAGGATCGCGCAGGACTGCAAGGACTTCACGCTGGAGGACTGTAACTACTTCGAGTACTGGGAGAGCACCACGATCTCCGACCTGCGTAAGTTAGGCTACGAGGTCGATGATGATCTCGCCAGTGGTACGGAGTGGGACGATACCGCCGAGGACAGTTCTCGGGATGAACCCTACGAGATGGCCTACGACACGGATCTTCCAGATCCTGCCATGAAGACGGTGATTTGTCGGACGATCTGGATCAAGCACGACTATGACGAGGACGGCATTGCCGAGCTGCAGCGCGTGATCCGGGTAGGCCAGGAGGTACTCGATCACGAGCCGGCCTCGCGTATTCCGGTCGCGTGTATTGTGCCGTTCATCAACACCCACCGGCATCTGGGTAATTCAGTGGCCGACTTGGTGTTCGACATTCAGCGCATCAAGTCAACCCTGTTACGCTCAGGGCTGGACGCACTGAACCTTGCCAATAACCCACGCCATGCGGTCTCGAAGAAGGTCAACATCGATGACCTGCTGGTATCACGGCCGGGTGGTGTGGTCAGGCTGAAGGACAATGCAGTACCGGGTGAGGGCCATATCATGCCGCTGCAGACCGAGAACACGTTCCCGTATGCCCGTGAGGGGTTACTGCACATGGACACCGTGATTGAGTCACGGGTTGGTGTGAACCGGATGTTCCAGGGTATCGACAGCAGCAACCTCAACGATCACGACCGGGTGGGTCAGTTGAGTACGATGGCAGCCCAGCGGGTTGAGGACATGGCACGGCTGTTTGGTATTGGCTTCAAGCGATTGTTCTCGATCGCCCACGAGCTCATCATCAAGTCCGGTCATCAGCAAGAGGCGGTCAAGCTGAAGGGTAAGTGGATTAACATCGATCCAACAACCTGGAGGACGGGCCGGGATATGCGGGTGGTTGCACCGTTCGCGGCCGGCAACAAGGACTCGTTACTGCAGCGCCTGCTAGTGATTGGCAACATCCACGAGAAGGCACTGGCGGCTGGCTTGCCGATTGTCGATCAGCAGGATGCGTACAACCTGGCACTGGAGATTGGCAAGGCCGCTGATCTGCCGGCGACCAAGTTCTTCACGGACCCGAGCACGGTTGAACCGCCACCACCACCGCCCGACTACGCCAAGATGGCACTGGACATCGAGAACAAGAAGGTCGATAACTCGGCCACTGACAGTCAGACCGATGCAGCCACGGATAAATACAAGGCCGACTTGGATGCACAGGTCAGGCAGTACCAGGTCGATACCAATGCCCAAGTACAGATGGCGCTCGCGCAGATCAAGGAGGGCCAGCAGGTCAACCTCGAGAAACTCAAAGCGACATTGAAGATCAACCCGATCGAGTTTGAGGGTGAGCAGGTCGCGGTGAGTGATGCGTTTAGCGCGGTCCGGGATGCGAACCTGCAGATGGCGCGCATCGTCGAGGACTCGTTACGTGAGATCAAAGAGGCGGCAAACGCCCCGCGTGAGGTGGTACGCGACTCGGCTGGTAAGGTGGTCGGGGTACGCACCAACGGCGAGGTACGGCCGGTAAGGCGCGATAACAACGGGAAGATAACAGGGATATGACAGCCAAGGCAGACCGCATACAGGAACTACTGGACGATCCACACATCCAAGAAGCGTTCGAGAACGTCAGGCAGAAGTACTATGGCCTGATTGAGAGCACACCCCTGGACTCAGAACGGGACGGGGCATTACATGACATCCGCAAGATGCTGCAACTATTGCGCGACGTGGAGAATGACTTGCTGGAGGCTATTCAAGAAGGCCACCTCGAGGACCACAACGTGCAGCAGAAGGGGCAAGGATTCTTAAAGGATTTGATCAATGGCAGAGCAAACTGAACAACAGATAGCAGAAGAGGGTATTGCCGACGTACTGTTTGGCCCGGAAGAACCTGAAGTTGAGGAGGAGTACGAGCCGAAACCAGTACCGGTGGTCGAGGGTGATGAGTCCGACGACGAGGAGCTCAAGGCCGAGGACACCGATGAGGTTGAAGAGGCGCCTGAACTGGTGGAGTTCGAGTGGGAGGGTCAGTTACTAGAGGCACCGCCCGCTATTAAAGAGGCGCTGATGCGCCAGCAGGACTACACGCAGAAGACCCAGGAGTTATCGGCGCAGCGCAAGGCCGCTGACATTACGGCCAGCGAGATCGCCCAACAGCGGGCCAGTATTGAGTTCACGCAGTCGATGCTGCCTGACCTGGTGAAGGCGCAGAACCTTGAGCAGACCGCAGAGCAGTATCAACAGCTCCTGCGCGATAACATTGATCAGTTGTCGGCCACGGACATCGAGAAGATACGCATGGAGCGATTGAAGATTCACGCAGAGCGTGATGGTCTGGTACAATCGCTGACACAGAGACAGCAGGAACATCAGCAGGCGCAAGAGCAGGCCCGAGTGGAACTCTTGAACAAAGGCACTGAGGTTCTGCGGTCAAAACTCCCAGATTGGGGTGAAGCAGCGCAAAAGTCTGTACATGACTACGCACTGAACTCGGGTTATACCGAGGCAGAGATCAGTCAGGTAGTGGACCCACGCCACGTCGAGGTGCTATGGAAGGCATCTCGGTACGATGCGCTCCAGCAGGGCAAGACCGCAGCGGTGAAGGCGGTGCAGAACGCACCGACCATCAAACCAAAGTCCCGCAATCCAATGCCAAAGGAAACGCAGGACAAACTCAATCTTCGTAAGAAGTTGAAAAACCAGAACCTAAAGGCGAGCGACAAGGCAGACTTGATAGCGAATGACATCGCTAATTCGCCTTTATTCAGATAGGAGCCAAACACAATGGCAACTGTTACAGGTACTACACTGACATACGGTGTGGGCTCTGCTGGTGGTAACCGTGAAGACCTCGCGGATAGGATCTATAATCTGTTCCCGGATGACACTCACTTCCTTACCAACCTGCAGAAGACCAAAGCATCGTCAACGCTGCATGAATGGCTGGGTGACACGATCGTCGCTCCGGGCACCAACATCAACCGCGAAGGTAATGAGGGTGAGTTCTCGAGCATCGTATCGCCGGTGCGTTATGCGAACTACACGCAGATCTTCAAGAAAGAGTTCATCGTATCGGATACCCAAGAGAAGGTAGCCAAGGCGGGCAGGCGCAGGGAAGGTGCGAGACAGGCCACCAAGCAGATGCGCGAGCTCAAGAACGACGTTGAGTGGGCTATGGTCCGTAACCAGGTAGCAAGTGTTGGTGGTGCTACGACCGGACGTTCGCTGGGCTCGATGGAGAACTGGATTGGTGCAGGACGCACCGCATCGGCAACTGCTGCAACCTCGCACGTACTGGCAACTGCCGCTACGGGTGCGACCACTGCAGCAATCTCCTCGAAAGTACCGGGTGCGGTTACTGATGCTTCAGCAGGTTCAGCCGGCGCGATTACCTCGGCTAACCTGGAACTGGCACTGGAAGGCGCATGGGCGCAGGGTGGAACGTCTGACCTGATTGCAGTTTCTGCAACAGTGAAGTCAACCATCAATGGGTTCACCGGCATCGCAACTCGGAACGTCGAGATCGGCAGGAAAGAACAGGCGATTATCACGGGTGCTGCAGACGTTTATGTCTCCAGTTTCGGTGTGCATCGTGTGCTGCTGCATCGTCACATTCGGACCAATGTCGCACTGTGCGTTGACTCCAGTCTGTGGGCTGTATCCAGCCTGCGTGACTTCTTTATGGAGCGACTGGCGAAGACCGGCGACGGTCACAAGTACGCTATCCGTTATGAAGGCACGCTAGAGTGTCGTAACTACCTCGGCAACTCGAAGGTCAGTTCGATCGGCTAGTAGAAACCGGCCCTCCCTTTCGGGGGAGGGTCTTTTAGGAGTCACAATGAGTACACGACACACTGCAATTAAAGCACTGCTGTTAGAACTGAAGACGCACCTGAAGGCGACCAACGGTGATCCCCGTGCAGATGCGGCGGCCTACCTTGTGCCACCCGTAAAGGCTACGAGGGCACCCGTAAAGCAAGTAACAAAGAAACGCACGGTCAGGAAGAAACGTGGCTAAGACCTTTGAAGTGGACCCGGTCAATGGCTCGTATCACGTTTTCGAGGACGATGCCAATGGCAATCTGTTGATCACGCAGATGCAGGATGTGCAGCCCGCGCTGGACTGGGCCAAAAAGCAACGCAACTCCGGTGCCAATGACCTGGGTGGCGCTAAAGACAAAGGCGACGCAAAGCATTACGCGACCGTATCTCAGGGCGCAATAATCAGAATGCGTGATGAGGGCATTGATTTCTGGAACCCTAACGATGAGAAGAGAATGCTCAAGTGGATCGAAAGGGAGGCGCCCAGGTGCAAGGTAACCAACCGCAAGATTCTATAAGGCACCAGCAACTCAAGCTGGCGCACGACTACACCACTGACTGCAAGTGGGAGGAAGCCTACGACATCGCGTATCGGTGGTTGAAGACCGACCCAAACGATGCCGAGGCACTCAACATTGTCGCCTACATCATGCTGAACACGGACAAGTGCGCGATCGCTTATCCGATACTCAAGCACCTGATGACGATCGAACCACAGAACGCACTGGGCTGGCTGAACCTCGGCATGGCCGCGAGCGATTTGTGGCGCTACAACGAGGCGGTGCGCTGTTATAAGAAAGGGCTGCGCTTTGCTCGAGACGAGCGCCAGGAGTCCATGCTGTGTGTGAACATGGCCTCGGTGATGGTCGATCACGGTGAGTTTGAACAAGCACATCCCTACTGCGAGCGGGCTATCGAGCTCAAAGAGGACACCATCAAGGGCAAGGCTAACCTGGGCTTTTGTCAGCTGGCGCAACGCAACTGGGCCGAGGGCTGGGCTAACTATCGCTACTGCATGGACTCGGAGTGGCGCCCGCTGACCCAGTACAACAACGAGCCGTTGTGGACCGGTACTGAGAAGGGTGTGATCTGCATCTACTCCGAGCAGGGACTGGGTGATGAGATCAGCTTCGGCCAGATGCTGCCCGATATGCAGCGGTGGTGTGATGCGAACGACTCCAAGCTGGTGGTCGATGTGAACCCGAGACTGGTAAACCTGTTCCAGCGGTCGTTCCCGGACATGGACATACACGGCACCCGGGGCATTCGGAAGATTGACTGGGATCCGCGAGAGATCACGCACTCCCTGCCGATGGCGCAGCTGGGCGAGTACTTCCGTTGCAAGGACGAGCAGTTCACTGGTTTGCCATACATGACCCCGGATCCCGATCGGGCATTCCAGTGGCGCGAACTGTTCAAGACCAAGCAGAAGCCGGTGATTGGTATAGCGTGGCGTGGTGGTATCTGGAAGACCGCCGCCAAGTACCGTCAGCTGGACTTGGAGACACTGCTGCCGGTATTGCAATCGGTAGACGCACACTGGGTGTCGCTGCAGTACAAGTCCTCTGGCAAGGAGATTGCCGAGTTCAAGGCAGCGCACCCCGAGATCGACCTGGTCGAGTACGCGCACTGCACACTATCCAATGACTACGACGATACGGTGGCAATGATCTCCGCGCTCGACCAGGTCGTGTGTATGCAGACCACGGTGGTTCATGTGGCCGGTGCGTTGGGTGTGCCGTGCTGGGCGTTCGTACCGCAATCGTCACAGTGGCGCTACGGTCAGACCGGCGAGGACTTCCCGTGGGCCAAGTCGGTACGCATAATTCGCCAGCAGGAACGTGGCAAGTGGGATGACATCATGCAAAGGACAGGAGAGGAACTTGCTAATTTCCGAGGACTATCAAAAACAGCAGCAGACCATGCACGAGTCAAAGAAGATAAACTACGGCACGGTGGGCGCAAGGTACGGCCCAAGGCTGGGCGAAATGCTCGACAAAATGGAGCTCGACCATATCCTTGATTATGGCTGCGGCCATAACCTGTCGCTACGTGGCACGCTAGAGTCTAAAAGACCGTTCAAGTATCAGTGCTACGATCCGGGTGTACCGGAGTACGCTGAGCCGCCCGTACCGGCGCCCCTGGTGGCTTGTATTGACGTACTTGAGCACATCGAGCCTGACTGCCTGGATGAGGTACTGGACCACCTCGAGAGTCTTACCGAGGTGGTGTTGTTTGCGACGGTCCACATAGGGCCGGCCGGCAAGAACCTCCCGGATGGGCGTAATGCACACCTGATACAGAAACCACCCGAGTGGTGGTTACCGAAGTTCCTCGATCGGTTTGATATTGTGACCTTTGAAATGCGCGGCGCTCAAGGCTTTGAAGTGGTGATGGCAGCTCGTGATTATGGAGATACTAATGGGGCTAATTGAAGAGCAGTTCGGTGAGAGACAAGAATTAGA